TAACATTATCCCTAACCATAAGTCATATTTCCTCAAAAATCATATAGAGAAGTATTTAACCTAACTTCACATCTTTCCTTGATGGATTGATAGATTTACCTCTTCTACGTCTGAGTGATAATCTACGCTTTAATTGTCTCCTTCCTGTACCTGCTCTTACCAATGTAGAACGACCTGCAAATGATATACCACCTTTGAATCCTGCTGAGGTTCTTCCTACTTGTTGCATCTTTCTATTTTTTCCTCCTGGAAGTTTAGCAAAATACCTATGATTTTCTGCTAATGCCTGTTCTAATCTAGCCATAACTATATTATCTATTTGCTGACTAATTCTTAAAACAAAATTGATAGGCATTGGATGTGTTCTTGCACCAAATAGAATCCATGATAATAAATCTTGTTGGTCGTTTGCTATAATTATTTCATGTTGTGACATTTGTAATTGCCATGAATCTCTAAGATTACCTGTATCAACAGGTGTATTCATTCTTAAAAGATTTAATGCTTCTTCTCCAATCACATTTAAGAATCTCCGTTCTATATTAGGTACTCTGAAATTAAATTTCTTTAGTGATCTTTCTATCTTATCCAATCCAATAATTTTTGTAGCAACTTTAACCATTTATCTTCTATCTAATTCTTCTTCTTGTTGTAATATAGATAGTATATTTTGGATTTCTATTAGTTTATCCATACCTAATTTTTCTTTTAACTCAAATACCTCTGTCCAAGAACCAAACCCACCTCTTACTAGAGATATAATAGGTATTAATTCTTTGAGTTCTGGGTAGTCTTTAAAAGCTTGAGATCTTTCTTTTGGATCTCTGGATCGTACAAAACGAATTGCCTGGCTCTTTCTATTGTTCCAAGTGTCGCTAAAAAACTGTACACTTCAGCCATCAGCTCCCTAAAGTCAGGTTCAGTAATACCTGTATCTAATATTTCTTCTACTGTTAATCCTAATCCTACTTGTGCTGTTTTCTCCCACCATTCTTCATCTACTTGTAATGCTTGTAATGTTGTGATATCTTGTTTCTCCTCTCTCTCTGCTGCCCATTTAACTTTATCCCTAAACCATTTCATATCCTTCATAGGAGTATCTTCTATAACAGGTACTTCTAAATCCTTAATAACCCAAACCTTTTTATCTACATTTAAAAATGGCATACAATCAATTTAAAATCTTAGTATTTAAACTTATACGTTTGTTACTGATTCTGCTCTACAGGTAACTGATTCAATAAGTGCATCTGCTGATCCTGCTGCGTGAGTAAATGAGTAATCTGTGATAATAGAGTTAGCATATGTTAATGTTATAGGTCCTACTGAATTGAATTTATAACTTGCTGCTCGTGCTGTTTTACCTTCATAGTCTGTGTATAATGTAGTTTCATTGCTTGCTGTTCCTGAAAACACATCTGAGGTGAATGTTATTCCTCTATCAGTTGCTTTTGTATATGTAATATCATTCTCACCATTAACTGCCATTACTGCCATGTTTCTAGTTACTGTTGTAGAAAATGATCTTTCTCCATATCCTACACTATTCCAAGTGAATGGACTTCCTCCACCATCAGAGTGAACGATTGGTGATGATGTTGTTTCGGTACTTGTATAAACTGGAGTTCCACCATCTCCTGTAGATGTTGCTGGAACTGTAATGTCTTTTGCGATAAAAGTAATACTTTGATCCCACATACCTCTTGATACTGATAGGGATCCTGAAGTTGGTCTACAACCTCTCATATGTTGGAAATACTCTGTACCGTTTAAGTTAAATGAATATGTGAATGATAGTGATGAATCTGGACTGTTTGTTCCTCCTCCACTTGCGTTCCAAAGGTATCTCCACAAGTCTAAATTAATTGGATTATTTCTAATTGTAAATGCGTATAATGATTGTGTTTTTACTGCATCAATGACGTCTTCTGATCCTAATACTGAGACATCCATATGTTGAACATCTGGTTGAATATTAATTTCTGTGTTATTACCTGCTAGTATAAATGTTGAACTTGTAGGTGTTACTCCATATAATGCTGGTGAACTAACTGAATCTCCTTCTGTTACATATTGAAGTTCTTTTACTATATCTCGTTTAGTTGTTACATTATGTGCTGAAACTGCCATAGATTAAGTTTAATAAAATTTGATATAAAGAAGTAAATTAGGTCTTGATCTTAAAGTATATCATTTTTAATTCTGACTGTGAAGTAGGTGTAACATCAACGTCTTCTTCTGGTTCTAATCGTTCAAATTCTGGTTCTGCATCCTCAAAGAAGGCTACCTCACTTGCTGCTCCATCACTCTTGTTTAATCGAGTTCCTCCATTTGGTCTGTTCTCCCATAGGATACGATGTACCTCATCTTCTAACTCTAATAGTATTGCTAATGATTCTCCTTGTATTTCAATAAAACAAGTACAAACCCAAGCGTGTTTATCATCTCCATTAACATCAAAATCATCCTCTTGATATCTTGTTCGTGAGGAATAATTAACCCTAACCTCATTCATATATGAACCGTCAGTTCTTGCTAACTGATCAGGTTCGTCTGTATCTGAGGTGAATGTAGGTGTTATGGTTCCAGTAATGTTACTTGCTGTCCAATTATCTGATATTAAATCAGCTATTGTTTTATCAAGATTTTCTCTACTACCTGATAGGTTTGTAAATGTTATGGTCAAGTGTAAAACACGTTACCCCATCTGGTATGATCTTGTGGAGATTGATCCATGTATGATTGTAGTAATACCTTAGTCATGTCTAATATTTGTGGAGTTGTGAGTTCGGTTCGTCTACCTAGATTTCTCAATATCTCAGAACCTATTATATTTGATATATCTCCTATGAATGTTGGTACAGTTGTAAAGTCCTCAGAACGATTTAATACTAAATTAACCAAAGTTGTTACAGTATTCTGTATGGTTGTTACTACTGCTGGAGTTGAGGTTTTAGTTCCTCCCCATGCCATTTTCTCAATCTCTGATGTACTTCCATACTTGGTCATAATAATGTTTATATAGAGTGAAGTATATAGAAGTAAAATGCAACAAATTTTTCGACAACCATTAGGAATGGAATGGTTAAGATACGCAAATAAATACCTAGAGAATTTAAACGTTACAAGTGTTTCAGAGTATGGTACAATTACCGTAATCAGAAATGTAGATGATAGTCTGTTTTCTAGTGAATTTGATTATATAGTGTCCAATATGGGCCTATAAAATTTTATTTTTTGAGTCCGTTACGGATTAATCATGGAAATTACACTTACAAGTCATATGTTTTAACTCATGTGCTAATACTGTTTCCCCTGTATGACTTATCCTAAAGTGTGAAGATCCTACTATGAACGTTTTAGATTCACCAGATTCTCCAGGTTGAGGTATAAAGGCACACCCTACTATTATCCACGATAATCCTACAGGAGCATCATCTTTATAACAGAACTCGTTTACAGCTTCAGTTGTAGGAAGATATATCATTAACCATGTTACACTACAGTCATAATAAGGTTCTTCTACTAACAATTTACACATTGTCATTGCATATGTATCCTCAGGCCAGTCCAAACTAGGATCTAATAGTATATCATTATATACAAATGCATCTGCTGATGCTAAGAAGATAATTAACATTGATGTTAATACTATAAACACTAACAGATATTTATCTTGTTGATCCATAAATAAATAAAAAGGAATAGGTATAAAAAAGACCTATTATTATTTGTCGTTTTTATGCTTTACTACGTCTGCACCAACTACTAATGCTATTGGAGCAAGTAAAGCGATTGCTGTATTTAGATCAAGTGGGATTTGGCCCATTGCTGTCCACAGAGCGATAAGTCCTGTATATGCTCCTAATCCAAAGTACCTTAGATTTCCTGCCATGTACTACTCCATATGGAACTTGTATATAAAACTTTATCTAAAAGAATACCGTTGCTATAGCAACAACTACGCCTACAGTACCTATTACTGCCATTAATTGATTAAATTTCTCCTTTGTAACCTGATGGATTGTTTCTAGTTGTGTAACTCTAATACACATTTCGTTAAGTCTCTCTTCCATCTTATCTAGTTTCTCGAAGATCCGTATAATGAAATCATCGTTATCCATAAAATTATGTATGGAATTAGGTTTAGTAGAAGTAAAAAAAAGATTAGTGTCTAATCTGCTTTAGATGAGACAATAACATAAGTGTTTGGATCGAGGATGTCTACACCAATTCTATGAGTCCACACAATATCCCAGTATTGACCTGCGATTTGTTTTTGGAACTCAATTTCCATCTTTCTTTGTGAACATAAACCCCATGCTTTGCCTTTTACGACAACGAGATTTCTAGAAGAATTGCTCACGTCAGATTTGATTTCATTGGATACAACAATATCTACACCATACAATCTTTCGAGTTGTCCTAGTCTTGTAATGCCTGCATTACCAATCATGGTATATTCAGATAGACTTGTTGATGTCATTAGACTTTCAAATGCTCTTGGTGTGATGAAAGCTACAAGTTTACCTGGTGAGGTATCTTGTCCTAATTCTTCAAGGTATCTTTTTGCAAAGCTTAGACCGTCTTCGTCAAACTCTCCTGTTGCATCTTCTGCTGCTGTGTTGGCAATTACTGAACCATCTTCTCCACTAATGTGGTATGGTGCTGTAGTTGCTGCTCCATAATCATGATCTGTTCCTGCTAGGTCTGCGAGAACAAGTTTGTGTTCATCTCTGATAGATTCCAATCTTGCAGTTTCTCTTAATGCGTTAAGGAAACCACCTGGGTAGTCTTCTAACTGAGATTTCAAAACTGTTTGTCTCCAACCTCTAACTGAACATGTTATGTCAACACTTGTTAGTGTGTGTGTTACTGCTGTAATATCGGACGATATTGATTCTGTGATAGCACCTGCATCTGGAACTGTGATTCTGTAGAATCTTGCAGTACTTTGACCAACTGGAACTGCTTGGAATTGACCAAACTGTCTAATTGGTTTTGCTGTTTTGCTACCTAATTGAACTGAGATACCTGGAGATTGTTTTACACCTGGAATGGTTCCTGATGTAGAAACTGCCTCGTGAACTGAACCTGCTCCATTTGGTTGTTCTAAACCTGTATTGGATTCGATCCATCCCTCTTTGTCAATGATCATTCTTCCATAGCCTGTCTCGAATACTTTTTCAAGGAATTTTGCTGCACTTTCGTCAGTAAATTGTTCTTCTACATAACCTTGTGGTTGTGAAGATTCTGCAACTTCTGATTTTGGTGTCCATGCATCCTTTACAGTTTCGATAACTGCTTTGAGAGTTTTGTCATTGGATTTCTCAATTCTTTCAGCGATGTTTTCAGTTGTATCTTCTTTAGGAGTTGCTTCCTTTGCAGGAGCTTCTTCTTTCTTTGGAGATGCTACTTCAACTTCACCATCAGTCTCGATAGTTACTTTGACTTTTTCCTCGACATTATCTGTGACTTTTTCAGTCTTGATGTCGTCTGTCATAGTTTGATTCTCATCATTGTCTTTAATGGAAGTATTTGGTTCGGTTGCCATAGGTGCTGGGGGTATTGCTGGCTGTATTTGTACTGGAGGTGCTATTAATTTCATAAATGATACTTCTAACGCTCCTAATATCTCTAATGATTTTCTATTAACCTCTTCAGGATCCATATTAGAGTTCTTATCCCTAATTGAATCTGATATCTCTTGTTTTAACCTTGAAGGATCTATAAATCCACCAAATGAATCAAAACCATGATCATCTTCATTTAATATTTTAATATATTGAACATTACTACCCTCTATTACGTGTAAGGTACTTTCAGGTATTCCTGGTGTTCTTACTACTGATAATTCTAATATTTCATTTAGTACAGGAGCGTTTAAACATTTTACTCTCATCTCATCACATAGATGTCTCTGTTCCAATACTGAGGCTCCTATTGATACTTGGAACTGTTCATTTTCTAATATCTTTTGCCATTCAGAATCAAATACTGTAGCTTCATATTTTACCTGTGACTTTTCCTCATCAAACGTAAATACAACATCTCCTATATGTGAATCCTGATTATGTTCTACCCTTAATGGTACATGCTTACCATGAAATTTCTTTAATTCTTCAACATCATAAAATACACCATTACGTGACTCTCTGGGCATTAATGCAATGCCTGCTATACGCTCTGCCATGTTAATGTTCTCCCATGAGTGATATAGAGAAGTATTTATTCATACCCTAACTCCTTAAATTTTGTAATAACTATATCATAGTCTTTCTTTCCCTTAATAATGACACTCTCTACTAATGACTTACTCTTGGTTCCGATTAGTAATGCCTCAGTAACTATACTCTTGGATGCTGAACCTATTATAGTACCGTCCAGTACCGTACTTATTACTCCTTTGTAACTTATTGCAAGGTCCAGATTCTCCGATAGGTTTGCATTAATGGTTATAATCTGATCACCTTGTGGAAGTTTGGTATTACCTCTTACTGATATTGTTCCCTGAATATGATTTATCTCTGGGAATGATAATATCTTCTTCCCTGGAGTGCTTCCTCCTTCAGTTGGTATATAGGTTAGATTATAATCGTCTGAGTAATTTTGATATGTAAACGCCATTAACCAATGTACGTATCACCTGAGAACTTGAATTCTGTCCTCAATGGTCTTCTGGAATCTAATTTAGGAGTCCAAAATACGTGTACCTCCTTTACTTCATCTGCTTTGAGCATTTCAGGAACTTCAAATCTTAGTTCAGGATTAGTATTTTCTATTTTAATATTATGTACTGGCCATTCGGTATCTGTATTCTTTATGAATACAGTATATTTGATAGTCTCTCCTAATGATACCCTTCCTAGATCTAAAGATTCTACTACTGTTTCTGCTGATTTATCTGTGAATATTCTAATCATCTTTAAGACCTCGTATAAAGTTTAATATTTCCTTAGTATTCTTTCGTTTCTCTGCATTATCTAATTCTTCACGTAAATTAACCATCTCTATCAGTTTTTCATTAGACTCTTTATCTTTAATGGAAGTTATTTCTTGTTCTGGTTCTCTGTTATCCACTAACTGATTAGTAGGTGTTACTGATGTGATTGGTGCTTCATCTTCCATATCATCTTGATTGACAGGTATATTAGTATTGGTAATGAGCCATTTTCTTAGTTCAGATCTTCTGATACCGTTATCTCTAAAGGTTGTAATAATATCAGTAATTGTAGCTTCCTGTTTTTGAGGTGTTTCAAAGAATACCTGTATATCTTTTGATTTCACATTCTTTCCTCTCTTTTTAAGAAAAGGTAGGATACAGAACATCTTGATTTGGTTTGCAAGACGTGCCTGTATCCTCTTAACCTTTCTTATTAAGACAGAGTCGGTACTCTCGGATGCTGCTCGTGCTGTGAATCCTGCGTTGAAGAATTGGAGTGGGAATTTAGAACCAGGCTCTAAAAGATCCCTTTGAATGTGTTCAATGTAACCGTCAAACTTGGCATTGCCATTAACCTCAAATGTTTCTACTTTAAATGGTTTATCTGTAACTATCTTCATTCCTGGTTTGGCTTTCTTTAATGCATCTGCTTGAGTCTTGATGAACTGTTCTCCTGCATCTTCAAACTGGAACATCATTAACGGACTAGCATATGAATGGAATATTTCAGGCATTGCGTGTTCCATCTTCTTCATTTGGATTAATGGAGAGTCATAAACATCACCTGATCTTGGATCTGTATAATCTGCCAATACAGAGTGATGTAAGCCTCTGCCAAATGGCTCTCTTGCTACGTTTGTTAGTTTGAAGTGTATTATATCTTGTGGTTTTAATTTTATATCCTTATCATTAACGTGTTGTAGATAATATGCAATATTTCCCCTTTTATCTCTCACTATACTTGATACTGTCTGTATTGGTATTTCCAGAAACTCTGATCCTGTTGGATCTTTCTCAAATATGAGATTACCTACTCCGATGTAACTGTATAGACCATCTTCTAATGTTTCCATGAAATTGATTTCCTCTAACCATTCGTTTACCATGTCTGCTATGTTTTCTTTCTTTGCAGATACTTTAAGGCCCTTCCCTAATACCATTTGAATGTAAGTTTCGTTTGCTAGGTTTAATCTTGGATCTTTGTTTACTGCATCTAATGTTTCTATAAATGGTCTGTCTGGAGAGAGTTCATTTTCATAATCTGATTGATTTATTTCACTTTTTTGATTAAATGATTCAATTACTTTGATTGTTCCTTCGTATTTCTCTGTTTTGTTTGCTTCTTTGGGTAAAACTGATCCTTTTGGCATAATAACATCGCCATTTCCTCTAATAATAGGAGAAACCATGTGTTTTTGTTGTTATTTGGTCAAAAAGGAAGTAAAATCAATCGAACTCTAAGAATAGTTCATCTGAACCATTAACTCCAATACAAGTTATCCTACTACCTGATATCTTAAGGAGTAATCTTACCTTAGTATTGCCATTTGATACAGGAGTCTTTCCAGTTGAAAACTTCATTGTGAATGTTCCATTGCTGTTTAGTGTCAAGTTTGAATCACTTGAGAATATTAAATCGCCTGATGATGGATCTATTAGTCTGAATGTTCCTGTGAAACTAGATATATCTCTAACAGTTGTGAATGTGTTCTCGTCATATACGGTTCCTGATAGATCATATGTAGCACTATCTGTAAAATCTCCCTGACTCCATGTCTTCTGATCCATTTTGAGATAAAGCACCATGCTTTTATACTATAATTTGGTAAATAAAGAAGTAATGCTTGCATATTATACTCCAGCTCCAGAATACCCTATGATCCGTAACGGACTGATACAGAAACTAGCAGATGAGCATAAATATGAGGTTTGTACTTGGCCTATGCATTATCCTGATGAATTATGTATGAGTTTATTAAGAAATAACACAGATCAAAACGTTATGATATTTGTTGTAATGATGAAAGGTATAACTCCAATCATGACGATTGGTGATCATAAGGCTTTTATTGTTGATTTAGATTTTATTAGCCAATACCAGCCATCGTTCCAGAACCCATCTTATAATAATATAGAGAAAGCAGAAAAGCATCTCCAAGATCGAAGGGATTCTGTTTAGTTTTATTAGTACCACCCTTACTGTTATATTTAATAGTCATTAGTTGAGATTTGAGTTTCTTAAACTTTGGATGAATAACAACCTTTTGAAAGTCTACATGGTTTGCTGCATAATTTAACATCTTCTCACCATATTGATTGAACGCTATTGCTTGTACGTTTAGATGATATTTATCCCTCAAGTCTCTAATCCCTTCAGGCCATGAAGCATCACAAAATACTCGTTTAGTAACGAACCGTTCTGAGATAAGTTTGATTTTGTTTACCATATCTATGTAAGAACCCCTTTCATATGCTTCAGCGAAAATTACTGCTTTATTCCCTTTATGTTTTTGCATAACACATATACCAAACTCACTACTGCCGAATCCAGGATCTAGGCCTATCACTCTATCATTCGTGTCATCTTTTTCCCTCCATTCGTATTCTAATTGGCAACATTCCTCAAGTCCTTCTGGGCTGAATATATCTCCAACGTTCTTACCCCAAACCCCCATATACTCTCTCTCAAAAGATCTAGCTTCACTTGCGTGATCTATGTATTCTTTCGAGAAGATTGAAGTCTTTGTTTTCGGATCTCTTTTAAGACCTGCTTCAACGTAATAGTGATGCCTTTTATAAATTGTCTCTGATTCTGCTTCTTGCATAATGTCGTAGAAAAAACCATTCGGTTCTTCTCCTGCTGTAGATACCCAAATAACCCAAGAATCTGACTTTCCAATATATCTCTCTCCCACGGTTCTAACGACATTATCATCTCTGATTTTGAAAAAGGCTGCTTCATCTCCAAAAAAGACACTAACTTTTGGTTTACCTCTAGCTGAATGGATGTTATTTGACGGATAACATTTGATTCTACTTCCGTTGACTTCCATTTCGTACGCACCATGATCTACGTAACCTAATCCTTTCTTAATTAAAAAGGCTTTCGATCGTCTGATTAAATCCTGTGCCAAATCAACGTTAGGTCCAGTAATTAGCATTGCTTCCTTCCCTGTAAACCATTCATCTGTGAACGACTTCCAAAGAATCCACAATAGGACAAACTCTGTCAATCCAAGTCCTGTTGCTTTGTAAACACAAATACATTTATTATTATCAAGAGATTTTAATATATCGGTTTCATATTCATAACACGGATGATATATACCATCTCTTTCAGGGCCACCATAAGGATAGA